ACATAAGTTGCCATACATATCTCCGTTCAATTGATTATATTACCTTTCTGTTGCATAGTTAAGCAACATCTTCCCAACCGGGAGTTTGAGTTTGATCTATCTCAGTATAATTAGGCGTTTGAGTTTCATCTATAAGACTCCAAACGAAAAGTTCTCCAACTTCTCCTGTTGCTGAAACACCTGTTAAAGTAACTATTGCTTTGGCTATTGTGGTGACAGATCCAACAGAGCTTGTTGCTTCTAGTCCTGTGACCTGAACTGTCATGCCCAATGCTATAGTAATCGTTCCTAACGCACTGGTTCCTGCCTGACCTGTTGGTGTTACATTTGCTTTTCCTATAAATGTAAAAGAACCGACAGAGCCTGTGGCTTCAACACCAGAGACACTTGCGTTAGCTTTAGCTATTAGTGTTACAGTGCCTAATCCACCAGTTGCTGCTAATCCACTTACACTTGCTACAGCATTATGGTGTACTGTAACTGATCCTACACTAGCTGTAGAACTTAGTCCTGCTACGGGAACATTAGCCTCACCATCTACATCAACTGAAACCGAGCCTAGTGTGCCAACTGCACTTGGACATACAGCTACAGCTTGAGCATTTACACCTACACCAGATACTGCACCTGTAGCAGATTGTCCTGTAGGCGTTACATTAGCCTCTGCATCTGTTGTAGGCGTTCCTAAAGAAGATGTTCCAGCTTGTCCTGAAAGTGTTAAATTAGCTTCTGCTACTGTAGTTACAGATCCTATAGCAGAAGTGGCAACTAAAGTAGAAGGAGTTACATTAGCTTCTGCATCTAAACTTACAGAACCTAAAGCAGAAGTTGCAGCTACACCAGATATAGTGAAGCTTATAGGTATAGAAGCGGGTTGACCCCAAGGACCTTCGCCCCAACCGGCTCGACCCCAACCTGTCGACATAACTTAAACTAAGCTATTCTAATAATAGCTGTGCTTGCTGCTGCCGCAGGAAAAACTACTGTGAAGTCACCAGCTGTAGAAGTTTTATCTCCGCCAAAATCTATAGTGGCTACAGATTTGTTACTATCTGTTGAATTATAGATCATACATCCTCTAGCAGTTATGGTGGCTGTACCAAAAGTCAAATCAGCAAAGTCAGTAAAACCTGTAGTTCCACCTGTGGTTGGATCAACTCTTGTTAAGTTTGCTCCGCCAGAAGTATAGTTAGTTCCTGATGCTTGCCCGGTAGTAGTAAACGCAGTTGTGGTAGCACCTAAAGTAGCAGAACTTGTATATAGTGCTAGTTTAAATGTGTCTCCACCTGAGTTTTTAAAATTATGAACAGCTTCTAACAGCTCCTTTTTGAAGCTAGTTGTTAATGTTGATGTGATAGCCATATTTATATCCTTTTTACAATTTTAGCCACATCTTCCTCACCAGCTTTTAACAACTCTTGAATTAGTGTAGCTTTATAGGATTTTATAGCATTTTTTATGTAAATCAAACAGACTTGTTTTATCTGTTCTTCATAGGCTTTTGCTTGTGCTTTTACATGTGGCTCTAGTTCTTCAGAACTACCAACTATTTTTTCAGTCAAACGCTCTGCCCAAAACTCAGGAGGATGGCCACCAAAGTTAGATGTTTTAGTTTCTATTACGCCTAAACTCGGTATTGCTGTAGGTGTTATTTCATCTACCATACTTTTGGCTCTGGTGATTTTAGATGATTATCGTTTCTATCTATAAGAATAGGTTCTTGTTCTTTTTCTTCTTCTTGCAATGCCATGGCTTCGCTTTTTTTCATGGATGTCATAAACCCTTTTCCATCCGACATAATTATTAAAGGATCCTGGAGTCTGTGATATCCATATAATTTTTCTTGTGCAAGAACATTGGTGTCTAATAATCCACTTGATTTTGCAACTTCAATTTGAACTCCAAGGTGCATGGCTTTAGATAGCCAAAACTCCACACACCCTCTACCAGCCTCTGCAAAATGTAAATTACCTTTATAGCTAAAATCTATTCCAAATAGTTTAATCGTTGATACTTTGTTCCACAAAGCAAAAGCTATTGCATAAGCAACTGTGTTATTTAAGTAACAACAATTAAATTCTTTTAATATCTCATTAATTGGATATTCAATTAAGTTATTACACCTATCGTCTAGTTCACAGGTATAAATGGGTTTATCATCATTTAGTAAAACCTCTGCCATTGCGTCTGTTTGACCACCAGCATCATCTGTATCTAGAAATCTACTAACCGGGTCCATCATAAAGGTTCTATCATGAAATATTACAGATCCTACTGCATTGATAGTCCACACTTCATCAAATTTTGCTCCGTGTGATTTAGCTAAATTATAGTCTAGCCAACTTTCCCCTAGTCCGACAATAGCTATACTTTTGCCTTCTAAGCTTTTAACTCTCTCCATATCTCTCTCCTTATGTTCTTTCGCTTCTTAGTGAATCGTATCTGTATTCGTCTCTTCTTCCTCTAGCTTCAGCCATATTTTTTAATCTTTGAATTTCTTGTCCAAATCTAGTTTCATAAACAACTTGCATTTCTGGCTCACCTTTCATAAATGTAGATGCCTCTATTAATGATCCATAGAGTAGTGCGTTACGAGCGTTGTTAGACATCCAAGTTCCTGTTGTTTGTGAAGTTAAACTTGTTGGTTTGTATAAGTAATGTAACTCAACGGTATAAGTTTGATCTGGAACAGGTGAAACTATTAAAGTAGAGCCATTGTTGCTTGCAGTAGATAGGTCTTTATCAAAATCTGCATAATACAAGGGTCTTCCTCTTTCTGAGGTGTCCACTGCATCATTAGAATATTCACGCATGAAGCTAGTGTGTTTTTTGTCTAGATAATGGTAATCGTTGTTACTGTCTATTACAGCTAAAGAAAAACTAAGTTTAAAATCGGTAGGAGCTGTAAGATAAGTATTACCTGTTGTTAAAGCACCTGTTACATTTTTTCTAAAGTAATCAAATTCAATTAACTCTGCAATTCTCTCTTCAGTATTGATGATCATATCGTTTAATGTATTAACGAAAGTTGTCTCATCATTCTCTGTGTAATTCTGTATTAATGTTTTTAATTCAGTTAACGTCATGTCGTGATTGTAACCTCCCCAACTGAGCCTGTCATTTCATCTACAACAAAATTTGATCCAACTATATTTGGATCCATAGAGTTGCCCTTAGTAATATCAGTATAAACCACTACAACAAATCCTTCACCCACACCAACATCTTGGTTTGGTCTAGGTTTGTAAAGAGCTTCAGGATCTATTACATGGGGCAGTGGTTCTAATTGAGGATGTTTTGGTTCAAAGCATGTAGGACAAGTTTTTAATCCATTCCATTCTTCTTTGAGTTGATTTAATTTATATTCAAAACCACATCTATCGCAGATAGCTTTTGCACGTTTACCAACTGCATATGTCATTTTTATGCAAAGGATTTATATCCAATTCTAAATGATGCTCTATCCTCGTCTTGACTTTGTGCTCTATCAAACTCTTCTTCATACATTTCTTTCAAAAGAACAACTCTTTCTGGTGCTCTTTTGATAGCTATGTAATATGCAAGCCCGGCTACAAAACAAGGATAAAATCTAAAAGGCATATCCATTGTATTAGTTCCTTTATCAGCATCATCCATTCTAACAATTTTATTGAATACTAATACATCTGTACTATTCTCAGGAGAAGGCCATATTTTTAATACAGGAGTATTTAACTTATCTAGAAAAAATTGAGATGGTCTAGATTTAGTTGATTTAGTTGGAATATTCAAATACTCACTTCTACTGATTCTAGACATTTGTAAATCTAGATCTGTCCCGTTGGTATTTCTCCTTATGGAACAATCTAATATATCTATAACATTAGCATTTAAGGTGTAATCAGTTTGACCTTCAGTAACAGTTTGAGTAGCTTGTTCTATAGTCCACTGATTAAGTCCTCTATTTGCCCATTCAGCTAACATAAGATTTATAGATCTTTTAGCTGTTTTTAGATCGTATCCTGTTCTAAGTTCTAATCCACATCTTTCAAATGCTTCTTCTACAAACTCAGCTACATTAGGTTCAAAATCTGTGCTACCTGAAAGTGCCATTATTTTTTCTTCTTAGTTTTTTTTAAAGATCTCTCTATTTGTGCAGCTTGTTTAGCATGCAACTTAGAGGCACCTTTTAACTCTTTTATAAGTTTTCTTTTTTGTGCTATTGATAAATCAGCCATTATTCGTCCTCCGCATATAGATTATCAAAAATTCTGTTTACATCCAAAGTATAGTCTAAATCAGACTTTGAATAATGTATATGAGCAGATGGTTTAAAATCAGGTGCTCCTGTCCCGGTTTCAAACCAGGCAGGATGTGTAACTCTTACCCTATTGTTTGGTAAAGCCACTATGTTACCTGTCCATTCTCCAGCATCTAAAAGCTCTAAAACATGACTTTGTTTATGTTGAGCTGGATCATCAGCTATTTCATTTTCTGCATAATCTACAGTAAACAAATATTTAGCTGGATAAAAATTACCATCAATCTTTGCCATCCATGGACAAGGCGTTGCCCTATCTAATACATAAATAGCGTGATGATGAGACGAACAATCCCAAGGTTGAGCATCATGTACTGCCATCGGTTCAGGCCATTCTTCAAAAGGAGTATCTCCAACTAAAGCAGTTATAGGCATTCTAGCCCACATTGCTCCACCATGTACGGTGTCTTCTTCTTCTCCTTCAGCTTCTACGCCTGTAAATATAACTTGAAAACTTAAACAACGACATGGCATTGTTGTAACAGCAATTGCCATAGCATGTAAGAATTCTCCTTGATATTTTTCGTGGTTGTGCGTGTACTCTCTCCTAACCCAACATTTAAAATGTGGGATATTACTTTGCAAATAAGCCACTTTATTTTCTTTTTCCTCCTCGTTTGTAACCTTTAGACATCATGCCACCTTTTTTATAGCCTTTTGATTTCATCATGCCACCTTTCTTGTAGCCTTTTGACTTCATCATTCCGCCTTTTTTATAGCCCTTGGACTTCATCATTCCACCCTTTTTCATGCCTTTAGATTTCATGACTCCACCTTTTTTCATGCCCTTGGACTTCATAACTCCGCCCTTCTTCATGCCCTTAGATTTCATCATTCCACCTCTAGCCATGCCTTTGGACTTCATTTTTCCGCCACTACTATAGCCTTTAGTTTTTTTATACATATTTACTCCTAAGAATATTTAGTTCTTTTTCTTCTATCGGACATAACTTTACCACATCCTCTAGCGATTCTTCTTACCTCTCCACCTTTTTTTAATTTGACTTTAGCTTTCTTTGTATTAGCTACAACAGTCTTACCTTTTCGCCCGGCTGCTTTCTTTTTACGAGCCGTATCAGCTCTTTCTGATTTTGATAAACTTTGTGCCTTTGCTTTTGGTAAACAGCGATCTGGATTTTTTTTATCTTTACTTGTACCACACGGTCCCTTGATAGAACCGTCTGTGCCTATCCTAACCCAATTTTGTTCTCTCCACTGCTTAAGCTGTCCCATTACCTAAGTCTTTCTCTCATTACAATGCCTTGGCCTTTTATGTTAACCAAGCCACCTCTTTTCATTTTCTTTGCTTTAGACTTTTTTGCATAGTTAGGATCTTTACAATATTTAGAGGCTGCCATATTTGCATATGCAGAAGGATATGTATCAAAAGTTCTTTTAGCCCAAGCTTTTCCTTTTGGGCATATTTTTCCACCACTCTTTGCTTTTTTTGCCATTATTTTATTCTACCATGTTTTTTTCTTATAGCGTCTTTGCCTCTTCTGAATATTTCAGCTTGTTTTGGTTTGCCTCCATATTTAGATCTTTGTTCTCCCACAGTCAATATTTGTATTAATCTTGCAAAAGGTTTTTTTGTTTTTTTAACTTTTGCAACTGTATCTCTTGCATCTTGAACAGTTGCGTATTTAATCGGTACAGTGTCTTTTGGATTTTCATCAGTATAAAGTCTTCTCCCACTACCTTTAGGTTTTTTACCAGTTCCTATTTTTGGATCTTTCTTTTTCAACTAACACTTCCATCTTCTGCGAGCTTGTCTAATTCTAGAATTAGGATTATTCCTAGTTTTAGCAGAGCTTCTCTTTAATTGACCTAAAGATCTAGCACAATAAGATTTACGTCTTTTAGCTGCTTTGCTACCTTTTTTAACTTTTCCGGTTACAGCAGTTTTTAGTTTAGATCCTGGATTTGCTTTTCTATATGCAGCGACACCTTTTTTAGTCATACCAGCCCCACTTTTTGTGGGGCGGTAATTCGCACTCTTACCTTTGGTAGTCCTGCGTATAGGTTTAGCTCTCCTCCGGGTAGCCATTTATCA